AATGTCAAAGGATATCTGGAAAACGATTAGTACATTTAACTTTCAAACCAATGCAGATTATATCGGTACATTTGTAATCGTATATCTATCTTTGGGTGGAGGTTTTGTATTCTCAATGATCTTACTAGGTGTCAATCCTACACTAGTACTATCAGTCATAGCAACACCTGTGTGGATATACATTGTATTCACTGCTAACAGAGTAACTAAGTACATAGTAAATAAAAAGAAAGGTAATAAATAATGATGACAGTACTATCAGTATTGGGATCTATCGTTCTAATCTTATACATAATATCAATGATAGTAGGAGGATATCTATCATATAAATTTATAAAACAAATCATGGATGAGGACAGCAAGGCGTAAGCCTTGCGTTAGGAGTTTGTCGGTCCGTAGCCGATATTTTGAAAGAAAGGAAATTATGTCATTACTAAAGAAAATACAGGACTCTGATATACCACCATCAACGTATGAAGGTAATGAGTTAGATGATGAAGGACTAGATTATCTAGCAAAGGTATATGAAGAAAACAAATCCGTAGGCTTCGACACATGGGAGGAACTCAAAGAGAATGTTTATATCTCTATGTTACAAGGAGGATATCCCTTCCGATTAAAAGATGAGATCTATGAAACAGTCGATCAAGCAATCAGAGATGACTATCCAGATCCAGACTACGAAGATGTACCACAAGGAGAAGATGAATGACTCATGAAGATACAATATGGGATGTAATATATTCACAAGCTAACAAAAAATTACACGTTAGTGAAGGAATACATAGAGGTAATCAGATGTCATTTACAATATCAATGAGAGATTATCATCAATCAGATAATCCAAGTGTATATGACGAAGAACTCTATGAAGTAATCATTAGAAAATATAATGAACAACATGATTAGGAGAACATGAATGAAAAACTTAGATGACGTTACAGATTTTATGAATCAAATACTTACTTCACCATATAAATATCCTGGTGATTCTTATAATCCTACAGATAAAGAAAGATATACACTTCAATCTATTGGTGGATTTATTGGTGGTAAACGCAACAACAAAGTATCTTTAGAGATATGGTATGAGGATTACAATCTTACCGATAAAGGTATTGATAAAAGATATGTCTACAACATAGATATAAAAATGAAGGAGGTATCTTCAAATGAAGTTACTGGAAGTAAGTAAACTAGAATCTTTATTGAATGATCTTATTAAATGCCAGGAGGAAGCAGGAGTTATTATGACTGATGCTAAATATATCCACGAAGCATCTATGGATTTAGATGAAAGAATCAAAGACATAGGAGATCGTCTACATAAATTAATACAAGATAACTTGGAGGACTAATGGAACATATAGAATGTTACAGATGTAATGGACTAGGTGTCATCCCTTGGGGTGATGCACCAGATGAATCAGATCCCTGTGATGAATGTGAAGGACATGGCTATTGGCTAGAGGAGGTAGAAGATGAGCGAGTCGCTTAAAGTATTACAATTAAGATGGATTGAAACAGTACAAGAAATGTACAATGCTCTTAGTAAAGATGCAGTACAGTTTGATGTTAAACATAAGTTTGACGAGGTTGTGCTGGTACATAACGAAATGGTTACACAGTTCTGTAACACTATAGATAATGTAGAAGCAGAACTAATCCAATTAACTCATACGATTAAGTATTTAAATGAAGCAACTACAAAACTAAAGGAGGAAATAAAAAATGGGTAGATATTACGAAGGTGATATAGAAGGTAAGTTCTGGTTTGGTATACAATCCAGTGATGATGCAGACTTCTTTGGATCACCAGGTTTTCAACCAGATTATCTTGAGTATTATTTTGATGAGTCAAACTTACAAAAGATACAACAAGGTTTGGATATGTGTTTAGAACAACTTGGTGATAAAAAGAAAATATTAGATGATTTCTTTGAACAAGATGAAGGTTATACAACACAACAAGTATGTGATGTATTAGATATACCTGTGCCTAAACCAGGTATATCAATAGAAGCACATAAGAAAACTAAATACCATCATTATTTAGAATGGTATGCACGATATCAACTAGGTAAGAAGATACTAGATCGTGTTAAATCAGATAAATTTTGCTCATTCAGAGCTGAACTATAGGAGGAACAATATGTTACCACAAGAACTAACCTTTCAGGTACGTGAAGAACCTGTATACAATCAACATGGCTCAAGGCTAGATGGCTATAAGCAGTTGGTTAAAGATGAGAACAATGAACTAATTGCAGTTCATAAGAATACATACCGAGTCATATCCCATGACACAGCGTATGAAAAAGCAGTAGAATTTCTTAATGAACACTTTGATACCAATGGTATGACTGAACAACACAAGTGGTCTAATCATGGTGCTGTGATGGCTACTCGTTTTACTTTACCTGAGTATCAGATCCCATTCAAAGATACATCTATTGGTCTAGAAGCTGTGATATGGAACAGCTACAACGCTATGCGTTCATACCGATTTGATTTAGGTTTCTACCTATGGCTCTGTCTTAATGGACTCAAGAGTTCAGTCTGGGATATCAGTTTGAATACTGCACACAAAGGTAGTGGTGAGATTAAACTAGCATTACCTGGTGGTTATGCAGCTCTTGATGGACTACAAACTGTACATAACTACATGACTAACTGGTTAGAAATACCAGTAGATGACTATCAGTTTGAAGCTGAAGTAGATAGACTCTGCTATCAACCAACACGTACTGATAAGAGTCATGTCAATCAACAACACAAGAACTACATCATTGACCAGTACAATGGTAACTATGCACAACAATTTGGACCTAATAAATTCAGTGCATATCAAGCAATCACACACTGGAGTACACATTATCCTAGCGATTCCGTAAATACTCGCTATGATAGAGAGAGGAAAGTGTCTAACATGGCTTGGTTTAGCCAAGCAGCGTAGAGTTTAGATGGGAGTACAATCTAATCCTTCCTCCTCCAAAAGTACTCCCATCCTACAGTCCAATGAACCATGTAACTAAACTAACAAAGGAGAGTTTCGTGATTGAAAGATGTAATAAATGCGAAAGAAAATATACTAAAGCTATGCTTATTCAGTTTCAACAAGCTATGTTTTGTATCAGATGTTTTAATAGGAGTGGATATGAAAACCAAACTAAGAAAAGTAACTAAGTTATGGAAAGGAATGTACATCTCTTTGAGAGATTATGAAATCCAACAAGCCATTGATAAGAACTATACTATCCAGGCAGTTCACAAAGGCGAAGTGATGATGCTTACACCATCAAGATTAAAGGAAATAGATTTATCTGTAGGCACACCACAGAAATCAATATATGATGGTAAGTCTTATAGACTTATAGATTTGAGGTGGAATCCATATGACAGATCAAATAAATCCAAGCCATTATAAGGAAGGCAACATTGAAACTTATGATTTTATTAGTGCAAAAAAATTATCCTATGCACTAGGAAATGTGATAAAGTATATTGTTAGACATAAGTTCAAAGGAGGAGTCGTAGATCTAGAGAAAGCAAAATGGTATCTACAAAAAGCTATTGATGAATACGATAGATCCTAAGTTCCTTGCACGTAAACTTGCTAATGAAAAGAAACTCAGACCACCACGTATTAAATATAATATGCGTGATCCAATGCAAAGAAAGAAAGCCTGGATTAATTCTGTTTGTTACTTTTGCTATCTAGAAAAAGGTAGGAATGTAGCTAATGCTTTACGTATTGAGATGAACAAACCTTATGTGCAACCTAGTATTAAAAAGATTGCTAATGATTTATGGTCTAGAAAAAAACAATTAGAAAAACTTATCGAGAGGAAGGTAAATGATGACATCAAAAAACGAGCCAAACAAGTTCGACAGAACAAAAGGCATAGGGGGTAGTGATGCTACTAAGATAGTAGCTGGTGAATGGAGAGATTTATATCTAGAAAAGAAAGGTCTAAAAGAATCAGATGATCTTTCTTTTGTACTACCCGTACAGCTAGGTATATATACCGAACCCTTCAATAGAGATTGGTTTGCTGCACACAATGATGGTTTGTATGTAAAAGAATCAGAGGATGTATTGTATCACAAAGACTATGATTACATCTATGCTAATCTAGATGGATTTGTATTAGATGATAACTTCAAGAAGCAAGGTGTGTTTGAAGCTAAGCACGTTCATCCATTCACTAAAGATGAAACCTTACTAGAAAAATACTATGGTCAGATTCAACACTACATGATGGTAACCAAACTACCCAGAGCCTGGCTATCTGTATTGTTTGGTAACAGTAAATACAAAGCATTTGTAATTGAGAAAGATAAAAAGTTTCAAGACAAACTGCTCAATGCAGAACTTAGATTTTGGCAACATATCCAAGAGGAAGATGAGCCACCAGTACACGTAGACATAGATGAAATAGGAGGACTACATGACTAACAAAAGAATATGGGATCAATTCAAACATACTGATCCTAAGTTTACTAAACCATTTACTAAGTTTGGTAGAACATTAACAACAACTGATCCTATGTATCAAGTAATGAGGATGACTGATTACTTTGGTCCAGTAGGTGAAGGTTGGACATACGAAGTAAAGTATACCTACACTGAGCAGAATGTATTTGCTGAACTCAAGATAGGTTGGAAACAAGATACCAACAAAGACTTTAATTGGTATGGACCAGTATCAGCAGTTAATCCTTTATACAATAGTAAGGGTTCACTAGATGATGAAGCACCTAAGAAAGCTATGACTGATGCTATGACTAAAGCTATGTCGCATTTAGGTATGTCAGCAGATGTATTCTTAGGATTGTTTGATAGCAATAAATATGTTTCAGAAATGAAAGAAAAGTTTTCTGCTAAATCAAACGTAGATCAATCAAAAGTAAGGGAGGTAACAAATGCCAACTGATGCAGATAAAGTAACAGAAAGTTTGCATTATGAATTAGGTAGTATTTGGGAAGAATTACAATCAATCAAATACTCTCTAAAAGAAATAAGAGAACTTTATAAAAAAGAACTATTACACAAAGGAGTAATTAAAAATGATAAATAGAGTAATACTAGTAGGTAGATTGGGTACAGATCCAGAGATCAAAGCTACCAGCAAGGGTGATGAGTTTGCTAACTTTAGCCTGGCAACTTCAAAGAAGATCAAGACCAAAGATGGTACATGGCAAGAGAAAACTACTTGGCATAAGGTTACTACCTTTGATCCTAATCTAACACAAACTATTAAGAACTATGTGAAGAAAGGTACAATGCTATACATCGAAGGTGAGATAGATGTATCTGATTACACAGATAGTAATGGTAACAAAAGATATAACACTTCTATCATTATCCCTAGAATGGGTATCATGAAGATGATTAGTACTAAGGGTGATGCTAAACAATCACCTACTAAAGACATCAATGATGATATGCCAGATGACGATATCCCTAGCGATATCCCATTTTAAGTTTTGTGTGGTAGTAATCGTAATTGCCTCGAGGACACACTACTTTAAAGTCGTGCAAATGCCGCCACGAAGTACGTGCCACACAAATAATTTATGGTCTGGATGAAAGAGGAAACCCAGTTAAATTATTCCTGCTCTACAAATCAACCTCTGTAGAATAATACAAAGCCATAATAAGTTTCCACATGGGTAATAACCACATGGGATATAGTTTTACTCATGTACCAGGATGATGGTGATTGAGTAGAATGACAAGGTGCTAGTACTAAAACTCTTTATTAAGAAAGGATAATTAGTTTGTGTATATATCCCCTAGTATTAGCACCTTACAAATGATAGAAAGAGTTAATGACAATGATTGTTAAAGGAGAACTAGACGAATTGGTAGACACACTTCAAGATTATAGTGTCTATCTCAAGCAGTTCGGTTATGACACCGATACTATTTTTGCAGCATATGCCATCATGGCAGCTTCGCTATCAGGCAAAAAGATCAAGAAGAATAAATCCTCAGATGCTATCAAAGAACGAATGGGAGAACTTAGTGTTGTCCAAGTTCGTGCTTCTGGTACAGTTCACTAGCATATTCCACAGCATCAAAACTATGATGTTCCCAAAACTTATGTTCTGGTTTATACTTACCCCATGTCAGATCCGAATGGTGTTCAAAACACAATGGTACTACAAGCTGATTAGATCTTTGATGTTGAACCTGGCTACCACGTAGATGATGAACATTCATTGGTGAATTAGACATACAACCTGGAACGCAGCATCCTTCTTGGATGATCTTCTTAAAATATTTTTTATCTTTAGACGTATACTTTGCCATCCCACGAACCATCCTTCCTTAATAACATTGGAACTATGGATGGTACACCATTAGTGATGACACCACAAGATAAGATTGGCTTTGCCATATTGACTTTCATGTAAGCCATAGCCATAGACTTCTTATCAACTAAACAACCAACAGACATACCCCAGTTTAAATGGAAGTCATTACCCACATACTCTATGTTTGACTGAGTATGATAGTGTCCTTGAACTACCGAGGCAGACATCATCTGTACTGCCTTAACAATGTTCTTTGATACTTGATGGGCAAAGTAAACTCTCCCCATAGGGGTTTCTTCCCAGTGGGATTCTTTCCACTGCCAACCATGTCCGACATCTAGTATCTCATTGTAGTCTTTCAGAAAATATTTAGACATACCTTTTGCCATAGCACGTCTAAGCACCATAGAACCATGATTAGATTCTAAGATAGTCATCACAGGAAACATAGCTTCTAGCTTCTTCATGTGATATCTGCCTATCTCTAGTTCGTCAGCAGGTGATGGTAAGTCTGGATTGATTACATGAGAAACATTAATAGAGTGCCAATCCATTTCGTCTCCGATATGGATAACATTCGTAGGATTATACTTATGAGCCAGAGCTTCAAGAAAACGATAGCTATCAGGGTGATGATAAGGAACATGGAGGTCAGAGATGACCAAAATTCTATCGTTTTTTCCTGTTTTAAGAGCCTTAGAAGGGGTACTTTCATCCTTCTTAGGTCTA